TTAACTAAGAGGTCCTTCGTTCTTGATTCTAAATTTTCTATCTTTTAACGAAATAACATTTGATGTATCTGTTTTAATAGCTAGTGTACCTTTTTCTAAATAGCAATACTCTTCGATTTCATCAGGATAACAGCCTATATCCTCTGAAATCTGAGATGGAGTCAATACATTATTGTCTAAAAGTAAATTAATTGCCTGCTTACACATAAATGGTCTTTCAATCGGAATTTCATTATCCAAAGGTTCTTTTCTCCAATAAACACGCCTCGTCATTTGATCCTTTAAGTATTTAATCTGATTGTCAGATAAAATCCCTAAAGCATCACACCTATATATCATACTACTAATAGATGCTTTCCATTTACGTTTTAGTTGAATAAAATGGTCAATTGATGACGAAAAAACATCTTTAGAAAAACTTTCTTTCGGCATTAGAAATGCACCCGCAAATCGATTTGCCTCATCTTCAAGTTTATCCTTAATGGTTTTTTTCTCAAAATCTTCACTACTATAATAATCTGCATGCATTAGTAAATGACCTAATTCATGTGCAATATCAAATCGAATTCTTGCATTTGTATTTTTATCATCATTTAGAAAAATATACGGCTTATTATTCATCCATACAGAAAAAGCATCAATTTTCTGCAATCTCAAACTAATTTTTGAAACATATATGCCATTCTTTTGAACTTCAACCATTAAATTACCAATAGGTCCATTTCCTAAGTTCCAGGCTTTTCTTAGAGCTGTTGCATACATCTCTATCGTCTCATTATCAAGAGGATTTAAATCTTCATCCTCATATGATACCTTTGGAAAATTCAGTTTCGGAAGATTTACATATTCCTCTATATAATCTACAATTTCACAGAATATTTCCATTTTTTCTTTAGCAGCATTTTTACATTTTACTTTTGCTGTTCTATTACTTCTAAAAAACACAACGCTACTTGCGCTTTCATTCTGAGGCGATGGTTTGTAAAAAAAACTCACTGGATACCTCAGCACCTTGGAAATCTCATTCAACTTACCCATACTCGGTGTTGTTTTACCTGTCTCATACTGAGAAACTAACTGCTTACTAACATCAAGTAGTTCCGCCAATTCCGACATACTCATACTCCGAGAAGTTCTCGCCTGTCTTATCCTATATGGAATCAACTTTTTATCCATAACCATCAACCTTTTTCCTTTTATCCAAACTTTCTTTTTATTAAATCCTCTTTCAAACTCGTAATATCTGGTTCAACTTCTTGTTCAAAGTTAGGCACTATTTCCATTTTAGGAATATGCAAACTCTTAATCGGTGCAATAATTCCCTTGTAGTCGCCACTTGGAACCAATATATCAAAGTGTGTAATTCCAACATTTTCATTGTATCCATAGGCAAGAATAGCATAATTTTTTACGCTCTTCAAGTGGGAAGTATCTGTATCCGAAAACTCCAACTGAATCTGTGGGTCATCCTTTGCATTAGCTCTTGCCAACTCTTTTTTATAATTAGCTAAACTTAAAAGCTGTCCTCTTTTTTTTGTAATTCCTATGTTTAAAATAAAATTTTCTGTTTCCAAAAATAATGTTTCATATTTAAAATTATTTGTTTTGCAAAACTGTGTAGAATATAATGCATCCGAACGAAGTGACCCAAGATAAATTTGTCTCTGTACTGCATAGGTTCGAAGATGACCTAAAACTGTTTTACTATTCTGCAACTCAAAAAATTTTTTATTTTCACTGCACATTCTTTGATATGCCTCCATCGAAACATACAAATTTGTAGCCAACGCCTTAATAAGTGCAGAATTAAAATCTGCTTCAAGTTTCTTTTTTATATCCATCAAACCACCTCTTTACTGTTTTTATATCAATTATTTTATACGATAATATATTTTTCGTCAAGTTTATTTTATTTGAATTTATTTTTTATAAATAACAATTTCTAATTTATATTATCTTGACTAATAATTTAGTCCTCTATATACTAAATTTGATAAAATAAATTATGTATTTAGGAGATGATAAGTATGGCTAAAACTATTTCTCTATTTAATAATAAAGGTGGCGTAAGCAAAACAACCACAACATTTCACCTTGGATGGAAGCTTGCTGAAATGGGTTATAAGACTCTAATCGTTGATACTGATCCTCAGTGTAACTTAACCGGCCTTTGTCTTAACTCTGACAAGGAAAATAAACTCTTAAATTTTTATCAACAAAACAACTTTAGTATAAAAGATTTTTTATCACCAGTCTTAGATGGCGGTTTGGAGCCATTGACAGCTGCAACTTGCTATGAATTTGAACATAATAAAAACCTATTCTTACTTCCCGGACATATCGAGTTTTCTAAGTATGATGCTACATACAGTATCGCTGAAAATTTGACTGGAGCCATTACAATGTTCCAAAATGTCCCTGGTGCATTACGAAATCTTCTTCAATTAACTGCCCAAAAATATCATTTGGACTATATTTTAATCGATATGAGCCCAAGCATTACCGCAACTAATGCAAATATTTTGATGGAAAGTGATTATTTCATTTTGCCTTGTGCTCCTGATTATTTCTGTTACATGGCAATAGAATCTCTGGTTAGCGTATTTGCACAATGGAATGCAATCTATAACAATTTAAAAAATAATACTATTTTTAAAAATGCCACTTATAAATTGAATAGCGCCAATCCCAAATTTATTGGAACTATTCAGCAACGTTATAGACCTAGAAACGGCTCTCCCGCTAAAGCTTTTTCAGAATGGATTAATGATATTAACACTTTGGTAGAAGAAAAATTAGTTCCTGAACTAGAAAAAAATAACATGATAGTACCTAATTTAAAAAAACATTGTAGCGAATTATATAACTTAATTAACATTGCCGATTTCAACAGTTTAATTGCACAATCTCAGTCCAATAATACCCCCGTATTTTTGTTAACAAAAGAACAGATTCAGGCACAGGGTAAAGTTTGGGACAATATGAAAGCAAATAGGGATGATTTCAATAAAACATTTAAAGAACTAGCCACGCGTATTATTGAATTAACTAATGAACCCACTTAATCATCTACAAATTGTAACCGAATTTCTTCCTCTGAGCTATCATCTCCCCCTCGCCATCCAACTTTTCTACAAAAAATAAAGGGGCGGATGCCCGCCCCCTACCATTTTCATGACCTCACGAAAAAGCTCATTTCTTCGTCAGCACTGCCACATTTCCCTTACTGGTAACACTATACCCGATAGCATCCGCCACATCCCGAATTTTGATATAATTTGTCCCATCCTTCAAAATCCGTTCCACGGTATGCTCCTTCCCATTGATAATCATTTTGCATTTTTCTACCACTTCATCATCCCCCATTTCGTATTTAAAAACATCCTCGACCAACAACCAATGCGTGAATTTGTTGCACCGCAGCGGGACTTCACGCACACCGTAAGCACTGCCGTCAGCGGCTATGTAGTAGGGGTAGCCATTCTTCATGCCAGTGTACACCCCGATATGCCCCTGCATCCAGACCAACGCCCCGATGGGTGCTTTTTCGATGGTGGAAATGGGGTTGATTTTGGTTGCCCTTGCCTTCCACTGGCCCGAACCGAGCGTCACGCCACACGCCCACGAAATCAGACCGCTGCAATCCACGCAGACCTTGCCGATTTTATCCCTATCACTCAGCCAGACCATTTTCCCGTAGGTATTTTTCAGAAATTTATAGTTCTGCTCCGTCATAACCTTGCCCTTCATACCGTAAACATAGGGCGTGCCGATTTTGGAACGGCAGAAGGCTACCAATTCTTTTCCTGTCATTTTTTTCGCCATATAATCACCCCTTTACAAGCTCTCTGACCGTTTTATTTTCCTTCAGCAGCTTTCGCATTTCCTCCAGTGCCTCATCCACCCACAGGGCGAAGGTGTCGAAGGATACCGCCATAGCCAATGCAGGGAACCGCTGGATAAATAAATCATAGGTCTGCCGCAGCTTCAGCTTGCCTGTGCCGCTCCCCAGCTCCGCCTCTGCCTGCGTGACCGCCCACAGCAGCCATTCCTTTACCCTTTCTCTCTGCTCGGATGTTGGCATTTTCAGAAATCGCCCGATAAACACACCGACCATTCCTGCAACCGCCATCAGCGCAACCACCAGATACCAATTTTCCATTAAAAACATTATTCAATCTCCTTCCCTTCCTCTCGCCGCTTCCTGCGTTCCGCCTGCTCCACGCCTTTATCGTACAGCTTCATCAGACCACAGATGCCTAATTCTGTCCCAAATACACGATGCGTACTGTCAACCACAGCACTCACATCATGGTCAAATGCACCTAAATACCATGCCCGCAATCGTGATTCCTGCGCAGAATACCAACGAATAAATCACAATGCTGGACATGGTATCATCGTTTATCTTTGGTGGAAAACGAATCCGTCTGCGTTTTTTCATCATAAACCGCCACCGTTCAGCAGAAACCCGATTGCCGCACCGACAACCACCGCAATCCCCTTGTCGACCAGTCCATCCCAACGCTTTGCCGGCTTAGAAACCAACTGCTTCACATCGTCCTTGATTTCTCCGACATCCGTCTTGATGTGTTCTTGTTCATTTTGCAGGACCGAAAACGCATTTGTCAGCTCCTCAAGATTGTCCTGCCGCTTCTCCATGCGGTCAATGCGCTTGTGTGCGGACTTGGTGCTATCCAGTGCCTCCTGCACCATTTTTTCAATATTTTCCATACTATCATCCTCCTTTCCTAACCCTGCACCTGTGCCGCTGTGACATGGTGCGGATTGTTCGTATCATTCAAATGCGCCTGCAATGCCGCCATGACCGCCGCTGTCCCGACTGCCGCAGACGATGCGAGCGAACCGCTTTTCACGCCACTGGTAACGGATGCCGCAAGCGTGGGAATGAAATCCCCCAGTTCCACATCGTTGTACTGCTCCAAAAGGCAATCCCATTCGTAGGAAATAACCTTCGCCCGTTTCCGAAATCCCATTTTGGTATTGGTAACCGTTACCATATCTCCCAGAAAGACCTCCTCCAGAACAGCATACTCCCGATATTCCACCGTCTTTTCCAGTGCCACAAAGTCCACCTTGATATTGATGCTTGGGATATCACAGCCGCCGTCAAGCAACGCCTGTGCCTCCTCCTGCACCTCGGAGAGCGTCTTATTTTCGTCCTCTAGGGTGTAAATCTTCGGGTAGATATAATCGCCCAGATGGGGACTGTCGAGGGTCGCAGAGCCATTCTTGCCGTAGCAGACAATGCGTGTTTTTACATTGGATTCATCCTCTGTGACCGCAAGCCCGACAAGGTTTTTCCCGTAGCGGATGGAAACACCCCTGTCCTGCCCCAGTGCCGCCTTGACGGACACACGAAAGCCATCACGCAGCAGCTCGCCGCCGTAGCCCTTGACAAACGAGGTTGCTTCGTCATCGTCCGATAACAACGCCTGTACGGGATTCATACGCCCCGTTGTGAGCGTCCCTGTGATGGAAATATCCGTATCAAAGGAAAAGGGCATGGGATAGGCAAACGCCGCCTGTAATGCCGCCAGTGCCGCCGTAGCCGTACCGCTGTGTGTGATAGGCTTGCATTGGTTGTCCAGCAGGTCATAAAAAATATGTCGCGCGTTGACCGCAATCTCCTTCATGGTTGGTTTGACGTAGTAAATGCGGAACGGCTGTTTCCCTCTTGGCGTGGAGGCGTAGAGAATCCGCCCGCGCTCGATGCGTTTCCACTTGCCGCCCTCGTCATACGGGTGCTTCATCTCCAGCTCATACGCTCCGTTCAATTCTTCCTCTACAATACAAGAGCCGGGAACCAATGTCCCCAGCCCGATTGTGTCAAATGTCTTTGCCGTTTTTTCGTGAATGGTAATCATAACATCACTCCATCATTCCAACCAATTCCTGATACTGCTCCTCTGTGATGCGGTTCGCCATCAGGAATACGTCTAATTTGTTCATCATGTCCTCTTTGTCGTATGCACCTCTGCTAATCAGTTTTTTCAGTCTTGCGTATGTCATAGCTATCTCTCCTTTCAAATTTCCAGTTCCTTCATGCAGACCAAATAGTCTACATTGATTGCTGTGTCTAAAATTGCCTGTTCTGTTTCTGTCAACTGTGGTTCTGATTGTACATCTACCCATTTACCATCAATATACTGCCTACCAAGTACGTCCAAATTTGTTTCTACAAAATTCGTATAGCCATCTTTTGTACTCGATAGCATCACACAAATATTTTTTTCATTTAAAATTGCATACATTTTTATCACCCCACTTTAATACATAATTTTGTATACCATATCAGAACCAAACGCTCTAATATAAGGGATGTTGTCAACTTTAACAATTGTACCAAAAGAAAAATAACCAGAACCTCTTGATTGTGTCGTTGAAACCCTATCTAGTCTTGGACATTGTGACAAGAAAGCATTACTCGATGCTGTACCACCATAACTTTTAATCGTCCCTGCTTGAAACAAATTTTCCGTTACAATCCTTTTTAATGTGCAGGCTTCTATCTCAAGATTATTGCAGTATGCTGTTCCGCCGCTGCCACAATACAAATAAACATCCAGAGGGGACTGATATGCTTGCCCTATTTCTAGTACAAGTTCTTGATTAACGTAGGCATCCATTCCGTTGTTGAAATAGTCTGTATAATATGTTCGTTTTCCATTATAGTAGAACTCAACTTTTACGGAATTTCCTTTAAACTTACCTTTTATAATCATTTTTGCACAACCATCAGGTAAATTGATTGTGCCAATACGCACAGGTACATCATACGGAGCACTCGTTTCTTCGTTTTGTAAAAGAACGAATTTTTTCGCTACAGTTTGTACAAGATAATCATCTGGTCTGTACAATGGAATCGTGTTTTTCATATTTTCAAGAATCGCATTTTCTTTCCCAAACACCGTTGTATCTCCGCTATCCCCAGATGTACCAATCAAATCCAAAACACCCTGTACAGAAGCGTTTGCCAGCGCTTTTTCAATCAGCCCCTTCAAATCGGTATCCATATATTTTGCCAGATACTCCACGCCCTGCCAAAAGGTTGTAACATTTCTTGCATCCGCAACTGCTCCTTTCTTGCCAAAAGAGGAAACCATATCTGTCATTAAGGCGTATGCTTCATACAAATTTTGGAACAGCAGCACCAGTGTGCCGTATTCATTCGAGGATTCCATAGAGCTGTTCCCTAACAGTGTTTTTGTCACGTTGATTTCAAATATCTGCGTGGACAAAATCTCTGTGTTGTCCTTCCAAACGGAAATCTGTGCTTGCAAATGCCCCATCCTTGCCAACGCCTCTGTTGTCATCAGAAACTCGCATCTGCCCTCTTTGGCATTTGTAATTACGCCATCGTTCCAAATCTCTCCGCTTTCTTCGGGCTTTGCCATAAAAATTTTCACTTCATGCCCCGTCAAATCCAATGGCACGCCATTATTGAATAGCGAAACATCAAGATACCGGCTGTTGTTATCCGCCTGCACCGCTGTGATAATATCAGTCGGCTTTTTGTTCACATCAATTTCCAGCCGATTATACGTTTTTGCCATTTTCCCACTCCTTTCTGTTTTTCGCATCAAAAAAGCACATCCGTTTTATTTTCAGATGCGCCTTTCTTGACAGAATATCTTTCTTTTGCTATCATAAACATAAGAGAAGGATTGCCACCTTTCGCAGGGCGGCTAGTCCAAATAGTTGGTTTTAGCCGTCTAACTTCGCAGGTTAGGCGGCTTTTTCATTATTTCTTGTTGTAAAACAAGGAAATAACTCCGATGATTACTAAGCAAAAAGTAAATAACCCTTCGTATGTAACCATAAGCGTCACCTCCTTTATGGGAAGTGACTAACCGCCAGTTGGCAATCCTTCATTTATACCATACCATAAATTTCATTTTTCGACAACTACAGCCATCTCCAACGGGGCTGTATTTTTATTTTGCTGACATTCCCCGTCCAGCGGATTTCGTTCTGCCCGACCTCAAATCTGGGGAACTCCGCACCGCCGTATTTGCTGTTCTGGTTGGTACTCCCTTTGAACACCTCCATCATTTCGCTGTCAATGGTAATGTTCCCATCCACGTTCCGCAGTGGGTAGGGATTGCCGTTGATGTTCAACGTAATATCCCCACTGCCGTAAACCGTAATCAAAGGCTCACTGTACACTGTGCCGCTGTTGCGGATGGTGGTCGGGGCAGTCAGCTCCAAAGCATCCCCTGCGGCATTGACGCTGTATTTGAAGGGCTGTGTATCCAGAATGACCTGAAATTTCTGGAACACACGCATCATCTGGGCGATACTGATTTTATTTGCAATCGTTACACGGTAAACCTTATCCGGTTCTGTTGAAAATGTCATTTCTCCGCTGCCGACAAGCCATGCTGTGACTTCGTCCAGCTTTGCGCGCTTAATCAATGCACATTCCATCGTCCTGTCATAGCTTTCATAGACACCCTCATCCGTATGCAAAGATCCGTTTCGCCCTGCCACGGTAATGCTCTCTACTCGCCGCTCCGCACGCACCGTTTCCGGCATAGCGGTCACAATGACCCCCATCTCTCGGCTGTCAACGCCTTTGAATGTAAACCATGCCTCATGTATCATTTGTTACCACCCCTTCCTGTGTCCTGCTGTCTGCGGAGAAACTCAATCTGCTCTGCGACAACTCTTGCTTCTCTTTCGCTATTCACACTGTCGATATGCACATTGATGTCCCCGTAGGTGTAGGTCTGAGATTTACTGATGCCGCCTGTTGCCGTTTCCACTCTGGGCGGACGTGCAACTGCGTCCATGCTGTTCTGTACCGTCCGCATCACCGATTTCATTTTATCTTTGATGCCGATTTCGTAGCCCTCCATGGAATACTCGCCGAAGCCTTCAAAAACCTTAGAGGGCGAATGAATGTCCAGTTTAGACTTCGCTTTCGCAATCGCCGCCGCTACCACTTCTGCAACTGCCTGAATTACGCCACTCCTTCCGTTCTCAATACCATCGGCAAGTCCTGCCATCATCATTTCGCCAATATTGACATATTCAACACGAAAACCCGTCATAACCTCGACAAGCCTCATTTCAAGTGCCTGCACATATTCCGTCAGAACAGGCTCCTGTGCCTGCAAAGATGCAACAATCTGTTTCATAGTTATCCCCTGCGTATTCTGGGTTGCGGTCGCAACAGCTCCGGAAACAGCACCTGCAATGTCAGTTTTACTGTCAGCTGCCATGCCCTGTGCAAAACTCTTTGCCGCTTCTGTCCCTGCCTGATACAGTTCATCCTTGACCTCTCCGAGGGTCTGCGGCAGCTTTTCGGTGTAGTTCTGTTCCAGTGCATCAAATTCACTTTGGTAGAATTTTTTCGCCGCATCTGCCGCCAACTGCTGTTTTTCTTCGTATTTTTGGATGTATTCCTGCAATTTCACATCAGACATACGAGAGAGCTTATCCATGTAGTCCAGCGCATCATCCACGCTCATTGCGGAGATTTCACTCATTAAGCCACCAGACAAGCCTTTTGCCTGCATTTCTTCAATCGCATTGCTGTATTTCTGAATCTTTCTGATTTCGGCATCCAGATCCCCAAGCTGGAATATCTCCTTATCATCCTCCGTTTTCACGCGTTCAAACAAAGAACCGTAGTCGGCCAGTTTTTCCTGTAAGCTGGTTTGCTTGCTTTCAATCTTGGAAAGTGCCGATTCATATTCCTTCTGAAAGGTCTGCAACGCAGAAAGCCGCTCCTTCAGCTTTTTCTCCTCTGCTGTTTTTGCGGCATCCTCCTGTTTTTTATTCCAGTCGCTTTCCTGCTTTGCAATTTCTTCCTGTATCTTCTGCCGATTCTTCTTTTCTGCCTTTTTCAGCTCCGCACGCTTTTTCGCAAGGTTGCTCTTGTATTCCTTCAATTCCTCGGCGGCTTTCTTTTCCTCCGATTTCTTCTGTAAGGCTTCAATTTCGCTGTTGGTTTTCTCTAATTCGCTTTTCAGCACATCCCCAACCTTACGGGCAGTCTGCTGTGCGAAGGCTACCATGGAATCCATCCCCGCTGCCGCCTCTGCAACATCCTCAGCCATCTGCTCTGCCGCCTTGACTGCCTCGCCTGTGCCATCCTCGATGCCGACAGCAATGCCGGCAGGAATCTGTTTACCGACCTCATCACGCATGACGCGGGAAGGGGAATGAATATCAAAGAACTTTTTCAGGGTTGAAGCCGCAGATGAACCAAGTTTTGTAGCCGCTGCGACCACTTTATTGATTGCCCCTTTTGAAAGTAGACCATTTGCAAAACCCTTTGTACAATTTTCAGCAACACTCTCCATTTCGGATTCCGCTTTTTTCATTTCAATAAGCCCTTTATCCTTCATAGTTACAAGTGCATTTGCATATAGCACAGCATTTTCATCTACTCCGGCTTTCAACGCCTTCGGGACTTCCCTGCCCGCATCCGCATACGCCTGTACCGCATTCAAAAAATCATCCTTCGTGGACATTAAAGCATCCAATTCCGCCTGCCCGATATCATAACCTGCATCCTGTGCCATTTTCAATCTGGTTGCAAAATTTCTCGATGTGACTTCCAGTTGCTGATCCAGCTGATCCTTTGTTTCATCTGTCACTCTTTGCTGTTGATATACATACTCATTGAGCCCGTTTTTAATTTCTTCCAGACTGTTAGACTGACTCAAAGCCAAAAGGCTGTTATATTCATCGATGTCCTGATAGGAGCTGCGCAGGATGTCGGTCTGCTCTGTATAAAGCCCCTCCATTTCCGCAAGGTCATCCTTTACCTGCTGCAAAGCAGACATGGCTTTTGTCTGTTGGCCTGTGCTGCCGTTCATCAGCGCGTCTTGAAGCTCTTTCTCCTTTTCAATCAGCTCCTGTTTTTTTGTGGCAATATCATCCTCCAGAGTTATAAGGTTCTGCATTGCCTCCGCCTGATTCTGGATTGCCGCCGTATAAGCCTCCTCTTTTGCGTTCAAAAGGGCATTGACACGCTTCTTTTCCATTAGCAAATCCAGATTATCAGCTGTCTGCACATACGCCTGTCCTTCCTTTTCCGTCAGAGAAATTGCATTCGGAAGCACACTGTTGATTTGCTCCGCCAGAGCCTTTGCCCTGTTTTCGTAGCCATCCTTTACCTGTCCGTTTGCATCGCAAAGCTCCTGCAGCTGACGAATCAGGCTGTCTGTGTAATCCATTTCAGAAAGAGATTGATTGATGCTTTCCTGCGCCGTTTCCTTCATGCTCTTGCGTGCCTCTGCCTGCTGATTGATGGTATCTGTTGTTTCCTCCAGACGCTTTCGGAACTCGCGCATCCCCTCGCTTTCTTCCTCTGTCGCAGAAAGCAGAGAAACCAGCCCAATGGTCAATGCTGCCGCACCTGCAATCAGAAGTCCGAGCGGACACGCCGCCACCACAGCATTATAGGCAGTCTGTGCCGTAGTCATGAGGGCAATCTTTCCTGTTACCACGCCAACCACAAGCTCTTTTGCGCTCAGCGTAGAGGTCAGCAGTAACTCCGCATTTCGATTGACTGCCAAAGCCGCTGTATAAACACGCACTGCCTTTTCCGCCGCCTGCCAGCTTTTCACTACCGTAGAAAGACTTTGCACTGCCTTAAAGGTTCCGATTGCCGCCGCCGCTGTCAGCGTTACATTCTTAATCTCCTTTGTGTGTCTGAGCATAGCCGCAAGGGCGTTGATTGCCTTCGGCAGAGCCTTCACCGCCAGAGCGGTTGTTTCCTCCATGAAATGCCCTGTGCTTTCCGCAAGGTTATCCACACTTTCCGAGAGTTTTCCACTCCGCAGATTTCTTGCAACCTCATCCACCGATGTGATAGCGGTTTCCGCAGCCTCTTTCATAGGGGTTTCAAATTTTTCATAGACCTGTATACCAAGCCCTTCCAGACCACTGCCGAGAATCGTCATCTGCCCCTTGAGGTTGTCCATCTGCACATCTGCCATATCCTGCATGGCACCGCTGCTGCTCGCAATGGATGCAGAAAGATTGTCAAACTCCACACCACAACCCGCAAGCATTGCCTCCGCACTTTTCAAATCTACTTTATTGAAAATATTATTCAGTACGTTTGTTTTTTGCTCTTGGCTCATGCTTTGCATTGCAGCGTCCAGCTTTTTGAAGGTTTCATTCAGAGGATTCAGATTCCCTTCCGCATCAAATGCAGACACACCAAGGCTTTTCAGCGTTGCCGCCGCTTTATCTGTCGGTGCGGATAAGGATAAAATCATGTTTCTCAGAGCCGTACCACCCTCTGCACCCTTGATACCTCGGTTCGCCAGAACACCGAGAGCCGTATTCAGCTCTACTGTGCCGCCTGCAAGGTTCTTCGCCGTACCGCCAACGGTCAGAATTGCTTCGCCAAGCTGTGCCACGCTGTAGTTCGCCTTACTGGATGCCCTTGCCATCTGGTCTCCGAACTGTGTCAGATTGTCCGCGCTCGCCTCGATGCCCAGAGCCGCCATTGCATCTGTCGCAAGGTCAGAGGCATACGCCAAATCAAGTCCGCCTGCCGCTGCCAGATTCAGCACAGAGGGCAAAACCTCTGCGGATGTGCCTGCGTCATACCCCGCCAAGGCAAGATAATTCAAAGCCTCTGCCGCCTGTGTAGCCGTAAATTTTGTGGTTGCGCCTGCGTTCTTCGCCGCCGTAGCCAGTGTTTCATAAGCCTCACTGCCGTTATGGATTTCTGAAACGCTCATCCCCATGGTTGCCGCTACTTGCGACATGGATTCCTCAAAGTCACTGCCAACCTTGATTGCCGCTATGCCAAGCCCCGACAGCGTACCCACCGCCGCCGCTGCCGCAGAAACCGCCGCTTTCATGGCTGCCTTCATACGAGCGGAGCTTTGTTCGGTCTTATCTAAATCCTTTGACAGTGCATCCGAGCTGTTCCCCAGCTCCTGCATTTCCTGTTCCATACGGTTCATTTCCGTAGTTGTGCGGTTCATCTTGGTTTGCAGGTCATTCACGGTCTTAACCTGTCTATTGTAGGCATCCTGCGCCTTTCTGGCCTCCTCGCTGTTCTCCCCAAACTTCTGCTTGGATTTTTCCAGCTCATCCGACAGGGTTGCAAGTCTTGCCTTTGCGCGCTCGCTCTGGTTTTGCAGCAGCTTCATTTTCTCCGCCGAGGCATTGAGGGAACGCTTCAAAACATCACCCTTTGCCGTTACCGCGCCTTCACTGTTCTCCATGCCCGAAAACGCAGAAATTACGGATTTCATTTCACTGCCTAAGTTTTTTAATTGGGAATTGATTGCCGCCAAGCTCGACCGAAACGCCGCCTCGCCGTCAATGCCAATCTTTGCACCAATATCCGTTCCCATTTCGCCACCTCCTTTTTTTGCATGAAAAAAGCACCCAAATGATTTGAGTGCTTTCTGATTTCTTTGTATTTAATTTAAAAGTGTGCTTATCATTGCATCCGTCTGATACATGTCATTATCCTTGCGTGTGTATGTGTATTTTACGGCTGTGTCCGTTTCGGAATAATAAGGTACTTTACAAAGAATTGTAACCTCGCTGACATTTTTCAATTCTTTTCCTATTCTTGCCGCAAAATCTTCACTGTACATAGCCAACATTTTCTTGGTTGTGTCCTTTGAATTTTTTGTATTCCAGGTCAATTCCATCAAAATAATATAATCATTTTCCGCATCCGTTCCTAAATTTTCATTGACAAGGATATTAGAAACAGTAGCAGATTTATAATTTTCTGCACATATTGCTCTTGCACTGTTTTCTATTGTTTTCTGCTCTGTCATTGTGCTTTGCTGCGATTGATCCGTCTGCTCTCTTTCCGTTTCTTCCAGTCCATCAGCGTAGCCATTATCCATCATCATAGACATAGCAATCTTTTCAATATAATCTTGACCGCCATAATAGCACGCCGGGGCTTGCAAAACATCACTGTACCCCGCATATTCCGCATAAACACACACCTTTTCTCCTACCTTTGGAACAGCAAAATATTTTTGCAGAACTTCCTCTGTAAAGCCTCCGTATTCCACGCCTAACATCATTAACAGCAAACTGGGGTCAACAATAGAAACCTCTCCGACATCCGTCTTAACGGTAAAAGAGCCGATACTCATACCTTCTTCGCCCTCCGTTACCTCACTTTCTGTTACCTCACCCTCAATCTTATACAATTCGCCTTCCAAGCCGTTTTCGCTTGCAGGCGTTGTATAAATGATTTCTGGCGGTTCACCAAAATTGGCGGTATCTACAAAGGCATCTATGTGTTCCGGATACACCTTGACCTCATTGGTTTCCTCTGTCTCTGTTTCTGCCTGTTCTGTTCCGCACCCTGCGGCAACGCCCATCATCAGGCAACCACATAATAAAACAGCCAAAAATTTTTTCATACTACCCCTCCTGTGTCATATTGTGCCATTTTTCTAAAATTTATCACATAACATGACGTATATCAAGAATATTTTCACGATTTTACACAAAGTCCATCAGCCGCCAGAATTCCGCTTCCTCCTGTGCCTTGGATTTTTTCATTTTTGCGCCTTCGTTTCTAATCTGCTCCACAGCAATCAGGTCGCACAATTCGCCAAAGGGAAGGGCATAGGCTGTCTCATAGGACAGCCCGATTTTCAATCCGTACCAGATGCACCACCCGACATCTGATTCTGTCGAGTGGTCTCCGCGTTTTTTCCTTCTTCATCTTCTGTTTCAATCCTTCTTTCGCTGCCGTCTGCAATCGTTTCAAAGATTTTAGTCTGCATATCCAGAAGGTCATCCATGCCACATAAATCATAAAGCGCATCATAGCTCAGAGGGGGCGGTGTGCTGATGCCTTCCATCTTGGCATATTTCGCCCCTGCATCCATCATGGCAGACAGCAACCAGAAGCTCTCATCCATTTTCTGCACCTCTGTCCCCTCCGTCAGCGCCTTCCCGATATTTTCCGCGTTCTCGTAGCGTTCCGAACAAGCACGCATCACGCGAGCGGAAAAGCACAGCAGATATTCCTTTTTGTTAATTTCAATTTTCGCCGTTCTCATACGTTTCTTCCTCCGTTTCCTCCGTCAGATTTACCGTTTCTTCTCCCCCGTCATGCTCGGCTGTCATGACGGCATTCATTGCTCCCCCGTAATACCGAGGAATTTCTTAATTGCCGCCTCTGCATCCGCCTCACTGTCCATAGGAGAGGAAATCATCTTCCAAGGGTGTCCTGCGGCATCGCTGCGCAGAATACTACCGCTGATTTCAGGTGTCCCCCATTCGACCTTTTCGCCCTGTGTGGTGAAGGTGTCGTTAGGGTTAGTCGGCTGAATCTTCGGCAATACAACCGCCTGCCACTTGGTTGCACTGTTTTTCTGGATTTTCACAACTGCGCCAAAGCCAAGGTAGGGTGTTTCCTGCTCATCATTCCAGATGTACCATTTTGCATCCTTGGTGCTGACATCCGATCCCGTCATTGCCTGCTCGATAATACCCAATACCTTCAGCATAACATCAGGCAGCAAATCATCCGTTGTCAGCGTCCATGTACCGCCTGCAAAGGTATTCGCACTCTCCGCAGGTCCATTGTCTGCATAAAGGATATTATCATCCGCGCCCTCCAATTCAATGGAAAGCTCTACCGCCTTACCCATCAGCGCGCCGCCGCTGTAGGTTACTGTTTCGCCTGTGTTGCTGTATTTTGCACAATAAGGTTTGCTTAAGCCAATCTTTGCCATATCTCCCTCATCCTTTCATCGTTCTTTTGATTTCCGTTTCAAATACTTTTTTCATTTCTGCCTCCGCTTTTGGCTTCGCCGTTTTCAATGCCTTTCGCACAAAGGGCGTTTTCTGAGAAAAGCTTGTACCGCTTTCCGCAATTCTGGCAATCAGCGCAAGAGGCTGTCCCTGCGGATATTTCGGCGTTTGGATATCGCTATAGCCTGTAAAGCCGACAAGCGTATCAATCCTGTCCCCCTCCGATTGGAAGGGCGCAACGCCCAGTCCCTTTGCAAGCGCCGCCTTCTGCTCGTCCGTAATTCCCTTGAGATAATGCCCTGCACTGCGGTCATTGTCGGTTGGCAATGCCTCCACAGCGGAGCGGATTTCGTCCGCCGTCACACCCGCACCCTCATAAAGTGCCTTTTTCGTGATGCCGTCCGCGCTTTGCCGTAGCTTTTCCAGCTGTGCTATGTAGCCATCCAAGCCTGTGAAAGTAAGCTTTGCCATCAGAACACCTCCCAGACCCATTCGTAATGCGTAAAGCCTGTTTTCTCCTCATACTGCACGCTGTTTAATTCCCATGCAATATATGGGGATGCGTCAAAAGCCGCCTCCAGCTCCTCCTTCCATGGGTCAAACTCCTGCTTGGTAAAAAGGTCGGTTGTGCCGGTGACGGCTTTCTCCGCATGGGTATCGTCCGCAGTCAAGTCATTCGCACCATCCTCCTGCCAAACAAAATATCGGTCGGATTTCATGGTTCTTCCGTGCCGCACCGCATCCGTCACAGCAAGGTGTGCCGCTATGATGTGTTCCTGCCAGCTCATGCCATCACCTCAAATTCCTGTTCGATTTTCGCAAGTGCCAGATCCACGCAGGGTGGATAAATCTCCATGACCTTCTGCACCGTATCAATGCGGTATTGCTTTCCTTCCAAAAGTGCCACATCCTGCGGAGAAACCGTCCCTGCAACGGGTACCCGAATCATGCGCACAATCTCCACCTGTGCCTGCTTGCTCTGATAAATGCGGTTAATGCCAAGTCTTTGTTCCGCAAAGCGCAGCATTATTTTTTCTGTCAGCTTTTCCTGCGGCGCATAGCCTGCCTTTGCCGCATCGCAGACAGTGCAGATTGTCACAATCCCGTCATTGAACGCCTGCGTAATCTCATGCTTCGGTCTGTTTGGTGCTTTCCACATACTCTCTCACCATTCTTCCGTTCTGCATATTCAAAATCAATGCCATGTAGTTGTTTTCAAATACATCCAGTGCCTCATCCCTGGCATAGCGTACAAATTCCATCATCAATGTACGGGGAAGTCCGTCCGCATCATAATCCAGAACGCTACCACCCTTTTCGTTCAGATATGCCATTGCGGCGGCAATAAAGCCACGAATTTTGTTATCCCGTGGCTTCATCGTCCCATGTAATATTCAAATGGTTTTTGACATCCGCCAGAAGCTCCGCAGAAACACTCTGCCGCTGCATCAGGATTTTGTCACAGTGACGGTATAGGCTTTGGTGGTTGTGCCGTCAGCCGCCGTTACAGTAACCTTAACGGTATTTGCGCCTTCCTTCCACGTTGCCGCAGAGCCGTTGTCTACCTCCGCATCATTTGCCTGTACGCTGATTTCCGCGCCTGCATCAGAGGGTACTGCCGTAATGGTGTTGGTTGCGTTTGTGGTTGCTGCTGTGTAGGTTGCGGTTTCCTTCGCAAAGGCAGGGGACAGGCTCAGGCTTCCAATCTTCAAATCAGACAGAGTGGCATCATTGGAAACCTCCGCAGCAGCTACCTGCTCCACCTTATAGGTCAGAGGCTTAAGGTCTGCGATATCCAGATACAGGAAGGCATTGTTATCCATGGGAAAGCCATTTGCGTACAGCTTCACCAGATAAACCCTGTTGTCCTCCAGGAACTGATACTGGTCGGAATAATCAATCTTGCCTTCCTTGCTCATGCCTGCCGCCGCAAAGTATTTCTTGCCCAGACCAAGAACCGCCTCGCCTCTGCTCAGCGCCGCAGACTGGATAATTGTCATGGGATAAGGCACAACATCATTGCGATAGGTGCCATCTGGAGCCATTACCGTTGTTGCGGGCATCACCCTCTGGAAATAATCCTGCGGATTGACAATCAGAAGGACATTCTCCACCGCTCTTGCCTTCCCATTGGGATCCGCCGCAATCAGAGAAATCAGATTGCCGACCGTTTTCACGGAAAGGTCATTTACCTTGATTTTCTCCTTTGCAGGGTATACGCCGCCTGTGACGGTAACGCCATCGCCTACCTGACGCATCATGCCAATAGGCTTTTCATGCCCATCCCCCTTGACAATGCCTGCCTCCAGACCATTCGCCAGTGCTTCATACAGAATCTGTCTAACGTAATTGTCCAGCCATTCGGGACCCAAGTCCAGCATCGCCTTGCAGACAGGCAGGAAGGCGGACAGCTTCAGCAGGGTTGCATTGACTTCCTTGAAGCCGGAAAGCAGCTCCTTCACAATCGTATCTGTCAGTGCGCCCCACTGCGCCTCCTGCCGTCCATTGGTGTTCATCAGCATCTTGATTGCGCCGCCTGTGGACAGGAATCCGATATGGGACAGCAGAGGGTGCTCCTCTCTCAAATCATCGAATACGGAATCAATCACCGTCTCGGGCATCACAACATCCAGATTTGCCAATGCCTGCTTGGGGTCTGCGGCACGCATTGCCTCACCGAAACGGGAAGATTGAAGTAGATTTACCTCAAAAATGATAGCGGATAAAACCGCCTTAGATTTTCCATGTGATTTCAATATTCCCGTTTGCCACCTTGATAACTTTGATTAAAGCGTCAACAACTGCCTGTTTATCTTCAAAGGAAATGTTATCCCATTTCTTTACATGGTCTGTTATTTGTCCCATTTTGTTTTCTGTATGCGTACAAGTAAGAGAAATGATTTCTTCCTGTAAAGTTTGGCGTTCAGTGTCTAACTCGGAAACCTTATCATTGATGTACTTCATCAAGATAGCGTTTGCACTTCCTACTTTGGAAAGCAGGTCGTTAATTTCCTCGTCTATTTGTGTCAAACGGATTTTGTTCTTTGATACTTTAGGTACAGATTTGTTTTCTTCTTCATCTGATAGCTTCTTAAATTCAGACAGCTTTTCACGAATGGCTTTTAACATATATTCCTCTAAAACGTCTGCATAAACAGTGCTTCCCGTTCCTTTACAGTTACCGTTATGTCCCGATTGACTGCAAACGAAATATCGTCCCCACTTTGTTTTTGCTTTCCGAATTACCAAAGCATAACCGCAGTTTCCACATTTTATTTTTCCTGTAAGCCATGAGTTCTTCGGTTTACAAGTTTGTGTTGACTGGCGATTGTTTAGACAGCGTATCCTGCAAGCTAACCATGTGGCAGAAGAAATAAAGCCTTTATGTGGTGCTAATACTATTTCTTTGTCCGTAAGGTCACACTGTTTTCTTGTTGTTGATACCGTTCCTTTATATAGGTAACAGGCATTATAACCTGTAAAATCGCTTGCCGGATTATAAACATCTGCTCCTTGACTTTTGAAGAAGTTATACACGTCAATATCAGCTTCCACATATACAGGATTTCTCAGCATTTCACTTATTCTTGCAGAAGTCCAATTTCCTCCGCGTAATTGCTTAATACCATGCTTATTGAGATACCGTATAATGTCGCCAAGAGAATTAGCCGGGTCAGCATACAACGAATAAATAAGTTTTAGCTGTTCGCTTTCTTCCGGGACTTCTTCATACATGGAAGTGCGGATATTGTCAATGATAGTTTCCTTTAAGCGATACCCATAAGGAATACGTCCCCCCATATAAAAGCCCCTCTTATTTCTTGCATAATAAGCGTCAGTGACACGTTTTTGTATTGTTTCTCGTTCCAGTTGAGCAAAGACAATACAAATATTCAACATGGCTCTTCCTATGGGTGTGGAAGTATCAAACTTTTCTGTTGAAGAAACAAATTCTACATGATATTCTTGAAACACTTCCATCATATTAGCAAAATCCAAGATTGAACGACTAATACGGTCTAACTTGTAAACAATTACACGCTTAATTTTCCCTGCCCGAATATCATTCATCATTTTTTCAAAATCCGGTCGGTTCGTATTCTTCCCACTAAACCCTCTATCGGCATATTCGATATAAGGGTCGCCATGAGTTTCATACCTGCAATATTCAAGCTGGCTTTCAACGGATATACTGTCTTTTTTTTCGATTGACTGGCGTCCATATAATGCGTCATACATCATGTTCGTTACCTCCGAACAAGACGTTATGACATAAGCCGCCCACACTTATATTATAGCATTGAACAGACAGTCCTTCAATTACATCATTCATATTTCCGAAAAATCTGAAAAAGCTGCCTTGCGATTTCTCGTTTGGCAACTTCCTGCGGTTTCTGTAAATATTGTGGGCGACGATTTATTACAACTAATTGCATTTTCTGTTGATTGATTTCATCTTTATCAATCATATAAGAAACTTTATCTTCCAT